AAGATTGCATCTTCACTTTTAGATGAGGGTGTAATGCTTGGTGTTTCTTCTCGTGGTGTTGGTTCATTAGTAACTACAAATGAAGGACATAAAGTTGTTGGTGAGGACTTTATGTTAGCAACTGCTGCTGATATCGTTGCCGATCCTTCCGCTCCTGATGCTTTTGTTTCAGGAATCATGGAAGGAAAAGAATGGGTTTGGGAAGGAGGAATCCTTCGTGAACAACTAGCAGAAACAACTCAAAAGAGAATAAATACCCTTGTAGATCAAAGAAGACTTGATGAGCAGAAACTTAATCTGTTCCAAGAATTCTTATCAAATCTATAATTTATAAATAAATACAGATTATACTAAGGTAATCGGAGAGTAAAAATGTCCCGTGGTAACAATTTACAAGAGATGGAATCTGTGGCTACCCCCGGTCAGGGCGGCGGCGCAGGTAGCGGCACTTCACAATCCAAAACCGCTGTAAACTCTGGTGCAGCTCCTGCAGCTGCAGCGGAGAAGAGCGCAACTCCAGTATCGACCCCTGGTCAAACTGGTGGTTGGGAGGATCTAGGTGGCCCTACTCCACAAAATAGCAAACCAGATGATGGCAGCAATGCCCTAAAAACTCCTGGTGCAACCCTTAAGCAAGTTAAGGATGTTGTAAATTCTAAAGCTGCAGCAGCCCAAGGCGCTGAAACTTCAGCAACTCCAGTTAAAGTTCCTGAGGAAGTTGAGACTGAAGTTGAAGAAACTCAAGAAGTAGTCGCTGAAGAAGAAACGACCGAAAGCGAAGAGCAGGAAGTTGTTGCTGAAGAAGAGACCACAGAAGAAGAGGTAGTAGAAGAAGAGTCCAATATCGATGCAATCATCGATGAGGATGTAAATGCTCTTCTTGGTGGCGAAGAACTCTCCGAAGAGTTTAGAGAGAAAGCAAAGCTCGTATTCGAAGCGGCTCTTCACTCTAAGACCAAAGAAATTCAATCAACTCTAGAAGAGCACTATGCTGCTGCTCTTGCAGAGGAAGTTGAAGAAATCAAACTAGAACTAACCGAACGTGTTGACTCATACCTAGAGTATGTTGCATCCGAATGGTTAGAAGAGAATGCTCTCGCTGTTGAGAGTGGACTTAAGACAGAAATTACTGAGTCCTTCATGGATGGCATGAAGAGTCTTTTTGAAGCACATTATGTATCAATGCCTGAAGAGAAATATGATGTACTAGAGAATATGGTACAGAAACTTGATGATATGGAGACAAAACTCAACGAGCAAATTGAGCGCAATATTGCACTCAATAAAAAGCTCTCCGAAAGTGCTGCTGACAGAATTTTCGGTGAAGTATCTGAAGGTCTCGCAGTATCCCAAAAGGATAAGTTTGCAACCCTCGCAGAAAGTGTTGAGTTTGAGAGTGAAGAGAACTATCGTGAGAAACTAGTAACTCTAAGGAAGTCCTACTTCCCAGAGCACGCTGGTACTCCTGCTGACGAAACGGAAAATCTAAAAGAAGAAGCTAATTTCCAAGAAGTGACTCATTCACGTTCTATGGATGCTTATCTAAGAGCTCTTTCCAACGTTGCTAAAAAGTGATTTCTAGATAATACTCAAACCGCAGTTAAACGACACTTTTAAAGAGGTATCAAAAAAACAATGGAATTTTCAAACACCCAACATTTAGTGGAGAAGTGGGCTCCAATCCTGGACCATGAAGGTTCAGGTGCAATCAAAGACTCCCACAGACGTGCAGTTACTGCACAACTTCTTGAGAACCAAGAAAGAGAACTTCGTGAGGCACAAGAGTTCCTCGGCGAAGCTTCCCCAACCAACTCTGCTGGTACTGGTGGATTCTCTGGTTCTTCTGATGCTGCTGGTCCTGTTGCAGGTTTCGATCCTGTTCTAATCAGCCTCATCCGTCGTGCAATGCCTAACCTCATTGCATACGACATCTGCGGCGTTCAGCCAATGTCTGGTCCTACTGGACTTATCTTCGCAATGCGTTCCCGTTATCAGAACCAGTCTGGTGCTGAAACCTTCTTCGATGAAGTCGATTCAGCATTCTCTGGTCAGAACAGCGGACGTTCACTAGAAGGTGGATTCTCTGACGGTCTAGTTGGTTTCGGTACTACCGCACAGTCTGGTAGCAACCCTGGTGCACTAAACCCAGTTGGAACCGCTACAACCAACCCTTCACCATATAACGTTGGTCAGGGTATGGAGACCGGTGCTTCTGAGGCACTTGGAGATGGTTCTGGTAACCACTTCAACGAGATGGCATTCTCGATCGAGAAAGTCACCGTAACTGCAAAGTCACGTGCCCTCAAGGCTGAGTACTCACTTGAGCTCGCTCAGGACCTCAAGGCTATCCACGGTCTAAACGCTGAGGCAGAACTTGCTAACCTTCTCTCCACTGAGATCCTCGCTGAGATCAACAGAGAAGTCATCAGAACCATCTATAAGGTTGCTGAGCAAGGCGCTACCACCAACGTTGCAACCAACGGTACTTTCGACCTCGACGTTGACTCCAACGGTAGATGGTCAGTTGAGAAGTTCAAGGGACTTCTATTCCAAATCGAGCGTGACGCTAACGCAATTGCACAGCGCACTCGTAGAGGAAAGGGCAACACCATCATCTGTTCTGCAGACGTTGCTTCCGCTCTAACCATGGCTGGTGTACTTGATTACACCCCTGCACTCAACGCTAACCTCAACGTTGATGACACTGGTAACACCTTCGCTGGTGTTCTCCAAGGTAAGTATCGTGTATATATCGATCCTTATGCTGGTG